GACACAAGTAGAGATAGTTTGTTTGACGAACACGGATTAAAAAGATTAAAAGAGTCGTATATGCTAGACTCAGAAACATCACCACAAGAGAGGTTTGCATTTGTATCAAGTACGTTTGCATCAAATCAAGATCACGCACAACGATTATATGACTACTCATCTAAACACTGGTTGTCTTACTCTACTCCCATCCTTTCATTTGGAAGAACACAAAAGGGTCTACCTATATCCTGTTTTCTTAATTACATACATGATAGCTCAGCTGGTCTTGTTGATAACCTCTCAGAAACAAATTGGCTCTCAATGCTTGGAGGTGGTGTAGGTGTTGGATTTGGTATTCGCTCTGCTGATGATAAGTCTACTGGTGTCATGCCTCACCTTAGGATCTATGATGCTAGTAGCCTTGCTTATCGTCAAGGTCGTACTCGTCGCGGTAGTTATGCTGCTTACCTTGATATTGATCATCCCGATATATCTATGTTTCTGGATATGCGTAAGCCTACTGGGGATCCTAATATGAGAGCATTGAACTTACATCACGGACTCAATGTTAGTGATAAGTTCATGCACCTGATTGAAGCGTGTATGATTGATCCTAACAAGGATGATAGTTGGGAACTGGTTGATCCACACGACGGTAAGGTTCGCGAAGTAGTATCTGCAAGAGCTTTGTGGCAACATATTCTGGAACTTAGAATGCAGACTGGTGAACCATACTTACATTTTATTGATACAAGTAACAAACATCTTCCAAAGCACTTGAAAGATAAGGGACTAAAGGTTAGACAATCTAATCTATGTTCTGAGATTATTTTACCAACCGATAAAGACAGAACAGCTGTATGCTGTCTGTCGTCAGTTAACTTGGAGTATTATGATGATTGGAAAGATAATGAACTTTTTCTACGGGACATCGCGGAGATGCTTGATAACGTACTGCAGTACTTTATTGACAACGCTCCTCATGGTGTCGCAAGAGCCGTATACTCTGCTAGCCAAGAGCGCAGCATTGGTGTGGGCGCTCTTGGTTATCACGCTTATCTACAGAAGAATAATCTACCTTGGGAATCTTCCATGGCGGTAGGTCGTAATAAACAAATGTTTAAACACATAAGGAGTAAACTCAATGAAGCTAATCTCCAACTTGGACAAGAACGTGGTGAAGCGCCGGATGCTACAGGTACTGGTTTTCGCTTCAGCCATCTCATGGCTATTGCACCCAATGCTAGCAGTTCTATCATCATGGGTAACACTTCTCCTAGTATTGAGCCATTTCGAGCAAATGCATACAGACAAGATACGTTATCAGGCTCTTCGCTCAACAAGAACAAACACTTAGATAGAATTATTAAACAGGCATGTGACCTTGATAAGGAATTAGATAGCGATGAAATATGGTCAAGTATTATTGCAAATGACGGTTCCGTCCAGCATCTGGAATGGATGGATGAATGGACCAAGGATGTCTTCAAGACAAGTATGGAGATTGACCAACGTTGGTTGGTACAGCATGCTGCAGATCGACAAGAGTACATAGATCAAGCTCAGTCTCTCAATCTGTTCTTTAGACCAGATGTAAATGTTAAGTATCTACACGCAGTACACTTCCAAGCATGGAAGCAAGGATTAAAGAGTTTATATTATTGTCGTTCAGAAAAGATCGGTAAGGCTGACAAGGTATCTAAGAAGATTGAGCGTCAGGTTATCGAGGAGATTGATCTAATAGCATTAGCAACCGAAGATGTCTGTCTTGCGTGTGAGGGATAGAATGAAACGTAAGATAGCTCTTTTTTTGCATCACCCCAGATGTTCCATACAATGTGGTAATGGTATAATTGAAGCTCTGTCTGACGAATACACGTTTAAAATATTTACCAAACATAAAGTAGAAAAAGACTTCTTTGATGATGTTGATATTGTTGCCTTTCCTGGAGGAGAAGGAGATTCAGAATCATGGCATCAACTGTTCAACAATAACGGAACAAAGATATATGATTTTCTGAATAATGGTGGTAAGTATCTTGGTATTTGTATGGGTGCATACTGGGCAGGATCACACTACTTCAATATTTTAGAAGACGTGGATGCTGTCCAGTATATAATACGACCTAATGCAGATACGAAACGACCACATGCAAAGGCTATGCCAATAACATGGAAAGGCGAAGCACATAAGATGTTTTTCTTTGACGGTTGTGCATTAGCTGGAGATGAGACTAAATTTGAAACTATTGCAAGATATAGTAATGGCGATCCAATGGCTATCATACAAAAGAACATTGGAATAATAGGGTGTCATCCTGAGAGTACACCTATATGGTACACATATCATAGTTGGATGAAGGATCACTATCATGGAGGTGTACAGCATAAACTACTATTAGACTTTGTAAACGAGTTGATGGAGAAATAGAATGGCTGAAATGTTATTATACGGCTTCGTTAGTGCCTTTGGTTGGTGGGGTGCAAATTATTTTATTATTGAACCTGTATTTGAAAAACCAGCAACTATGGAAAAGAAGGTAGATAAACAAGTTTGTACGGCTTGGGAGGAAGTTAAAAATCCAGATGGTACAGTGACTAGAACACGTACCTGTGAAAAGTGATATCAATCATGGCTGATATAATCAACTTCCCCACACCTCCTAAAAAGGAAGAGACTGATGTTGAGATAGAGATACAGAGAAGTAGACTGATGACTCTATACGCAACTATGGAGCACACACTTAAAGAAATAAACTATACTAAACAAGTAATCCTAATGTTAGAGAAGGGTAGTAGAGCATGAATAGAAGACCTCTACATTTTGTAACAAGGGAAAAGGAGTGGGAACTTATTCAACGATTAGAAACTATTGTTGACTCCTCATCCTTTGATCCTAGTGATACAGCTGTTATAATGGCATCACCCGACTACTCAGCAACCGTAGCAATGCATCTTGCTCACGCGTGGTCAAGAGATGGAGACGCACTTAGTATTATACCTGTGGATGTAACATATCCAGATGAAGACTCTCAATACTATATTGACAAGATGAGATCTCAATATATAGACATCACTAAGTTTAAAAAGCTGATACTAGTTGAAGCATGTATTATTCGAGGTGGTAATTGGGAGTGGATGCTAAACGTATTACAAGACGACTTCAGATACAATAGGAAAGATATAACACTAGTAACAATGGTTGAGAATATTAATTCAAGAGTTAAGTCTGACTATGTTGCTGAGTACTATGATGATGATAAGCAAGAAAATATGTTTTACTACGAAAAATATAACAAACACTGGCCAATAAGGTAAAAAAAGCAGATGATTAAGCAACAAAAACTAAAACTGACAGATGAACGTAACTTCTTTAAACCGTTTCACTATCCTTGGGCATATGATGCTTGGCTAAAGCATGAGCAGTCTCACTGGATGCATACAGAAGTACCAATGATAGAAGATGTAAAGGATTGGAAGAATAAACTAAACGATAATGAGAAACATTTCTTAACAAACATCTTACGATTCTTTACACAAGGTGACGTAGATGTAGCTGGTGGATATGTTAACAACTATCTACCATACTTTCCTCAACCAGAGGTTAGAATGATGTTGATGGGTTTTGCAGCAAGAGAAGCATTACACGTTGCTGCTTACAGTCATTTGATTGAGACTCTTGGCATGCCAGAGTCTACGTATAATGAGTTCTTTCAGTATGATGAGATGAGAGCAAGCACGACTACTTCTTATCTATAGCTGGTCAGGATGCATCTACAATTGCACAACAGATTGCAGCGTTTAGTGCCTTTACAGAAGGTATGCAGTTGTTTAGTTCGTTTATCATGCTACTTAACTTTCCGCGTCATGGAAAGATGAAGGGGATGGGTCAGATCATCACTTGGTCCATCGTAGATGAAACACAACACGCAGAGTCCATGATTAGACTATTTCGGACCTATGTGGAAGAGAATAGGGATATATGGAAAGATGAACTTAAATCAGAAATTTATTCAATTGCAGAAAAGATGGTCGAGCTTGAAGATAAGTTTATTGACTTATCTTTCTCAATGGGTGCAATGGAAGGTCTTAGTTCCGATGATGTTAAGCGTTATATTCGTTACATCTGCGATCGTCGCCTTATTTCGTTGGGCTTGAAAGGTATCTTTAAAGTAAAGAAGAATCCATTACCATGGGTCGAGGAAATGATTAATGCACCAACGCATACTAACTTCTTTGAGAATAGAGCAACTGACTATGCTAAAGGAGCACTGAGTGGTACATGGGATGATGTTTGGGCTAAGGATTAATTGTGCAACATTATCGTAACATTGTATACAACTTGATGGTAGCACATATTCTACTCATTGTAGGTTTGTATTATATGTGGGATCCATCATGGCTGTTATATACGGTTATTGCAACCAATGTACTTGGTATTGTGGGTTTAGAAGTATACCTCCATCGATATATTACTCATCAGTCGTTTAAGATGAATCGTACTGTGGAGGTGTTTCTTCACTTTTTGACAATGTTTAATCTACAAGGCTCATACACATTATGGGCGTCTGTACATAGCACACATCACAAATATTCCGATACAGAAAAGGACCCACACCCATCATACGATTTCTTAGGTACATGGTTATGGTTAGGACCGTTCAAAAAAGGTCATAGTATCAAACCTGATGTAAAGACTATCAGAAGATGTGCTGATAACAAGTTGATGCAATTTACTGATAAGTACTTCTTCTTAATTTACTGGACGTCATTAGCTGTCGTTTCATTAATAAGTCTGAAGTTTGTTGTGTATGTACTTTTACTATCAGCCGTACTCAACTTCCATCTTATTAGTATTTTTACCAATATAATAGCTCATAGGTATGGATATGTTGATCACGCTACTGGAGATAACTCACGCAACTCCTTGTGGTTGGTACCTTTGGCTGGAAGTCCTTTCCACAACACTCACCACGCGTATCCAGGATATTATACCTGTAGTAAGAAATGGTACGAGGTAGATCCTGCAGGTTTAATTATTAAGTATATAATATCATCGGAACCAGTCAAGGAAATTCCAAAATAACTATATACTTACTCCAACAAGGAGTATAAAAATGAGACAACTATTAATAGCTATTGCATTATTCGTTTCAACTTCGGTACTTGCAGAAAACAACTTTGATATTGATATAATCAAAGATAAAGATGGTAAGCCTGCTATTATTTACAACCAGAGTGATTGGAAGTTAATAACAAAAACAGCAAACTATGATGTGTATGTTCCTGTGGAGTTATTAAAGGATAAGAGTAAGAGAGTTCATACATTCCACGGAATGTCTATTTTTCACAAAGAACAAACATACTCCTATATGGCTGGAGGAGTAAAGAAGATGTATTCTTATGGTATATTGAATTGCGACACAGCAGAATTGTATCTAATGGGCGACTTCTATGCTAGTAGTAAGGAAGTTGTTTTATTTCACCAGACTCATGATTGGGGAACATATATAACTAACATGAATGTTCCTAATACATCAAGGAACGAAGTTTATAATGCAGTATGTAAAGATTCAATTTAGGAGAGAGTATGATTGGGGACGAGATTAATCCTAAGGTTTGCAGAACCTGTGATTCCGAATTCCAGGTAGATGGTTTCAATATAGATGAAGAAATTACCTTTTGTCCTTATTGTGGTTCTGTAATGGACACAGACCTTGACGAAGAGTTTTATGATGATGATAATCTTTAATGGACTGGGTTTATCAGCAGCAAGTCCTGTCAGAGATACCGGAAGGATATTATGGGTTTGTGTATAATATTACTAATATTTTATCTGGTAGACAGTATATTGGTAAGAAGTTTTTCTACTCACAGAAGCAACGCCAAGTAAAAGGTAAGAAAAAGAAGTACAAAGCAGAGTCAGACTGGAAAGAATATTACGGTTCTAATGAAGAGCTTAAGAAAGATGTTGAGCTTCATGGAAATGATAACTTTACCAGAACTATACTATACCTGTGCAAAACAAAAGGTGAGTGTAGTTACTATGAAGCTATGCAACAATTTCAAGAAAATGTTCTCTTTTATCCAGAACTGTTCTATAATTCATGGGTAATGTGTAAAGTTCACAGAAAACATTTAAAACTATCAGACGCGCGGTAGTGAAACAGTATCACAGAGGACTCATAATCCTCAGTTCTAGGTGCGAATCCTAGCTGCGCAACCAACAAAGTATATTATGCAAAATAATTTGGCCCAAGCCGATTCAAGATACGGCAGACTATTCTTTTTCCGCAATGATGATCCTATTGGATCATGTGTTCATCACTTTGGTGAGTGGGCGCAGCAAGAGATGGATCTCTTTGATACTATTCTAACAGAGACTAGTAATGTACTTGATGTGGGAGCTAATATTGGTACACACTCTCTCTATTTCTCTAAGAGGTGTCGTGAGGGTAATATAGTAGCCATTGAACCTCAGATATACATTCATGAGATACTATGCATGAATATGATTGTTAATGGATGTTACAACGTACTTCCAGTTCATGCAGCTTGTGGAAATAAACGAGATCAAATGAGGATGGTTAATATTAATCCATTCGAAGGAGAGAAGGTTAATTTTGGGATGTTCAAGGTCAATAACGAGACAGAGATTGGTATTAAGACAGATGTTGTCCCTTTAGATGAATACTTATATCTTGATCGTTTTCATATGGTCAAGATGGACGTAGAAGGATATGAGAGTACTGTACTTGATGGTGCTAAGAAACTTCTCAAACAACATAAGCCTTTATTGTATATAGAATTTAATAATAAAGAAGGCGATGATGAGTTATTAGAGCAGTTAAAGAGGCTTGATTATATTCCCTATTGGCACGGATATACCAAGTTTAATCCAAACAACTTCAATAAACAGACTGTGAATATATGGGAGGAAGCCGGCTATGTACCAACAGCTGATTCCCTAGATAGAAGATATGAGACTAACATCATATGTTATCCCAAAAAGGAAACTCAGCCGACTAATATGAAGAAGGCTGAGTTTGGTGATAGTATAACTAAATTATTGTTTGAAGATGGGCTTATTACTTAGCAAGAGGATTATCTAAAGCATTCTGAATCTTCTTGTCAAGATCTTTTTGGATCTTATCGATCTTGTGATCAACATCTCTGTTAACCTTGTCTAACTTATTATCAACGTTAGCTTTGATCTTATCCATATCGTCACGGTTCTTTTCAAGAGTGCTGTTAATATTGTTTCTGATGGCCTTTACTTCACTCTCAGTCTCACGCTGAGATTGCTTTGAACCTCTTTCTACCTGCTCAGCAACAGCCTCTACACGACGGATATCTTCTTTGAGATCATTCTTGATATCACGAGTGTAGTCAGCAGTCTTTTGACTGTTTTCTTCAATAACAGATAAACGCTTATCAAACTCTGATAGATCAGGTGCAACATACTTAGCAATCTTCTCACGCATATCCATGTAGTCTTTGTAGAACTCAAAAGCACCCCACATAGCACCACCAACGGTTGTGATAACAGGAATTGCAACAGCTAGAATAGTGTTGTTTAACTTTAATTTGAAACCAGCAATACTCAGCTCGTATCCTTTTTTAACTTCTTCTTTGATGTCCTTATCGGCCATTTTACTTCTCTCCTAGTTTAGTTTTTAATTATCACAATCTACCCAACGTAGGTCACTGTAAGATCTATACCCTGGTGATCCTTTTGGAATGAAGCAAGTACCCATATGTGGACTATACTTGATCCTATCCTGGACTACAAAATATAAACAACCTGCGTAGAATACAACCAATGTAATGATCATGACAACCCAATGCAAATCGTCCCATAACTTTTTTATTTGCAGCTTGCGTGCTCTTGCTCTATCTGCTGCAAGTATTCTTTCTACTCGTTCTTGCTCTTCAGCAGCTTCTCTTTGTTTCTTGTGAACAGCTAGTAGTCTTTCTCGTTCTTTTTGAAACCTAGTCCACACTGCTCCTAGACCTGGTGTCTGATATATTAACATCTCACGTAATTCTTTTTCTGCACTCTCTAACTGGATCTCCATCATCACATTATTGATAGCCTGAGTGTTTAGAGATGATGCCTTTCCTGGATCAGGAGGCGTTTCAGATGCTGCTTTTGCTTTGCGAGCTGCTTCCGAGACCACCTCTTTGTGGTCCATGAACTTACCAATCCATGTTGATACTTCAGTTGTTATTTCTGTTACATCTGCGTTTGCTTTTTTACACTCTTTATAGAACTCTACTCCCTTGCGAATCATTGCAAGAGCTGTCTGAGCAGCTGCAAAGGCAGATATAGGATCCATTATTGTCTATACTGTTCTTCCACCATTAGTTGATGGCGAACATCATTAGCACCGCTTAGGAACCTTTGAGCATTACGGTTATCAACTGTCTTTTGATTTGAATATATTTCTTTTGATTTATAGAACTGAGCATCTAATATGCTATTGTTCTGATAATTCTCAAAGCCAGGTAGTAAACCCATACCACCTACTATAGCTGTCTGGGCTGCAACTACTTCTTTAGGAGTACTTGCTTTTGCTGCTGCTTTCATTGCCTCTTCAGCTCGACGTTTGGCATCTGCAGTCTTTTTAGGAGTTTGTACTTCTTTCTTCTCCTCTTTAGGTAACTCTCTTATCTCAGGGTTAGATACTCGCTCAACCTTCTTTTCTTCTTTAGGAGGAATACGAGTTTCCGGATTTGGTTCTCTAATCAAAGAAGTTACTGAAGTTGGAGATGTTGTTGATGGAGGTGTGATAGCCTTACTCACTTCACTATCTTTTATTTCTTGCTGCATATCCTTAGAAGAATCAGTACTGGCTTTGGTTTTAATATATGCTGAATTATATCCAGAACATCCACGATCATATAATGGGTCTAAGGAACACTGCTGGTTGTAGTATGCTGTTGTGTATCCAGGACAGCTGGAGTCATATAGAGGGTTTATATTACACTGTTGTGTATAATAAGCCTGTTGATATCCAGAACAACTAGGACTGTATAGTGGATTGATCGAGCATTGCTGTTCTTGATAAGCTGCTTGGTAGCCATCACAGCTAGGACTGCTTAACGGATTAGAAGTACATTGATCCATTGAGTATACTGGTTTAGAATATGCATTACGTACATTAGGACCGTAATTACCTCCCCAGAAGCCAGCATCCATACCTGTGATACTCATGGTAAAATTACCCATGTTAGCTAGATCGTAAGGACTATTAAATCTTTGTTGTGTATCAACACTCTGCCAGTTTGGATTATAAGCACTATTGCCATCTGCAGCATTTTTAGAACCTAGACCGTAAAACTTTGAATATAATGAGATTCCTGTACTACTTGTGATAGTAATAGTGGAGTTCAATGTATCCTGCTTGGAATTACTAGTACAACCAGATCCAATTTGTTGACCGCAGTTGAATCGGTATTCAAACCCATAATCAAATCCATGAATCTGAATACCTGTACCTTGAAGTGCTTGGTTGATAGCATAGGTCTGAGCTATAGTACCACTCTGAAAACTAAATGTATAGCCTGGACCACCGTTGCCATCAATGCCACCAGCCATACCAGATCGAGTCCAACCCGTGGCATTACCATCAAGCTCACCGTTGATCAATCCATTTGGACCAACGGTTAGATCGGTAGCAAAGGCATTGAAGGCTACTATAGCCAGCAAAGCTAAGAGTTTTTTCATTACTCTTTACTCTTTACTTTTTGTGGTTGACGTTTAGGATTAGCTTCCCAAATCTCTTTAGCCTCTTGACCAATCTTACCATCAACAGGACAAGGTGTACCAGCATTCATCATTGCTGAGAATACTCGTTCATCTTGACAGAGAGTTGCTACAGCAGCTACCTTCATACCCATGTCATAGAGGTATTTGCTCAATTTAAGTCGTTCGCAGTTTTTATCTACGAATGTTGAACCAATAGCAACACCTAGGATTTGAGTCTGAGCTGCTCCGGAAACACCAACAGCACATAGATCGCTGTTGAGGCTGTTGATACCAGGGGCAATTGCTGTTGGGGGTGGTGATTTTATAGTTGTTGTAGTCTCAGATGTGCTTCTTGAAGTCGAGTCAGTTACAATAGGATCTGCTGCTACTGCATGGGATGAAAGCATAACAAAAAGCACCAATAAAGGTAACTTTTTGAACATTTGAATTTCCTTATTTTTGTTTGATTGTTGTTTTTAATGCATCAGCGAAAGTGGCAACGTTTTTATCTGCTTGTCTTAGCCAGGGTGCCCAAAAGCCATTGGTCAAGTTGTTCAAGGCCTTTGAATAGTGATTCCAACCATTATGCTTCAAATCAACGAATTCACAAAAAAACTGTTGATTTTTGACTACTAAATCATCTATAGTTGGCATTACAGGAGTATGGTATAACATATCCTACCTTTTTAAAGTTACTACTAGTATTTATCTAATATATGAAAAAAGTTTACATCTTCGACGTTGATGGTACTCTTACAGATAGCAGAGAACCTATTGATCCAGTTTTCCGTGAATGGTTTAAGCAGTGGATTAAACAAGGTAGAAAAGAAGTATACCTTGCTTCTGGTAGTGATTATCCTAAAACCCAAGAACAGATGGGAAATGATATATTAGAATCGGTCAACGCAGTGTTTTCCTGCGCTGGTAATGCTATTTATTCAAAAGGAATCCTGAAGTATTCTAGTAAATGGACACTT